GACTTTACCGTTACTGGTGACGTTACTTTGACTGGTGCTTCAGACACTGCTATTGCTGTTGGTTCTGATTCCTTGTACTTCAAGGATGCTGATGGTACCATGCACAGCGATAGTATTGCTGACATTGCAACTGCAATGGCAGGATCAGGTCTTGCCGCTTCTGGCGGTCAGTTCTCGGTCGATTTGGCTGAGGTGACAGCAGCAGTTGTTGATGTTGCTGCTGACAGTATCTTGATTATTGATGCTGATGATAGCAACGCAACCAAGAAAGAAAGTGTTGCTGACTTGGCGTCTGGTATGGCAGGTGCTGGTATCGGTGTATCCAGTGGTGTATTGTCACTTGATATCGACGAGTTGAGCGCACTTGGCGGCACTGGTGTTGCCCAGGGTGACCACTTTGTCTTCTCTGACGACGGTACGGAAAAGAAGATTACATTCTCCAACATGGAAGATGCAATCTTTGGCAACGTTAGTGGTCAGGCAGCAATCGCCGCTGGCGGCGCACCTTCTTTGGACGTTTCCGCAATCACTGGTCAGACTGAAATGACTGGTGACGTTGCAGACGCAGATGAACTGATGATTAGTGACGGCGGTGTGTTGAAGAGATTAGACTTCAGCGTGCTTCGTGATGCAGTCTTCAACGATGTCAGTGGTGACGCTGCCATCGCAGATGGTGGTGCCTTGACTATCCAAAATGACGCTGTTGAAAGTGGAATGCTCAACGACAATGTTATTTCTGGTCAAACAGAACTAGCATCTGACGGTCTTGCCGCTGCTGATGAGATGATGATCAGTGACGCTGGTGTTCTAAAGAAGATTGGCGTTGACAACCTCTTCAAGGACGGTCCAGGTCTTCTGAGCGCTGCAACTGTTGCTGTAGCAGACGACCACATCATGTTCCTTGATGGTGGTGCAACAGGTGACGCAAAGACTGAGTCTATTGCAGATCTTGTCGCCGGCGTCGCCGGTAATGGTCTCCAGGCATCTGCCGGTGTCCTTACTGTAGACGTGCAGAAGAGCACGTTCCTTTCTTCTTCAATGACAACCGGTGCTACAGTGGCAACACTACCATCGGATCCAGTTGAAGATGACTCTGTCATGGTTTACTTGAACGGTATCCTCCAGACCATTTCTGGTTCTGCTGGATCTACTTTCGATTACACCTTGAGTGGCAAGGTTATTACCATGCAATCTGCACTTGATTCTGACGACGTTCTCGTCTGCCAGTACATCAAGCAGTAACTTAAAAAACCTTAAAGGTTTTGGAGGGCGGGACTATTTAGTCCCGCTCTTTTTTTGTATCTAAAACGTCATTTGCGAAAGCAAATAACTATTTATTAGAGAACAAAGTGTTTCAAAGTTATTAGATTATCTAAGATTTAAGGAGAAAGTCATAATGTCTGCCAAAAAGTTTAAATTCGTCTCTCCAGGAGTGTTCCTGAACGAGATTGACAATTCACAATTACCACAAGAACAGGATGCAGTAGGTCCCGTTGTTATCGGACGCGCCCTAAGAGGTCCAGCACTAAGACCAGTACGAGTAAATTCTTTTTCTGAATTTGTTGAGATCTTTGGAAATCCGATTGCCGGCAATTCCGGTGATGATGTGTGGAGAGAGGGTAATGGTTTACTTGCACCGACTTATGGTGCATATGCGACACAGGCATATCTAAGAAATAGTGGACCAGTAAATTTCATTCGCTTGTTGGGTGTAGAGGATGCAGATAAGACTTCTGACGGTGATGCTGGATGGACCACCGGATGTGCCCATGGTATCTTTGTGGGGTATACAGGTAGTGCGTTTATGACTGCTTCTTTGGCGGCAGTTATTTATAGTCCGTATAATAACGCAACAGTAAAAATCGCTTCTCATGGCACTACCGCTTACCATCGCGATATGGTTAAGACCGGATCAGTTGGCAACGAGTTCCTTTTAGAAATCGTCGCAAACGGTGCTACAACAAAAACAAAGTTCAACTTTTCTCAAAATGATGATAAATTTATTAGAAAGGTTCTGAACACCAACCCGACTAAGACAAATTCGAACATTTCCGCAACAACGGCATCTTACTGGTTGGGTTCATCTTTTGAGACCTATATCAATGAAAATATTCTTAATAATACGAACGGCGCGGGAACCATTGGTGTTGCCTTCACAAAGAAGTTGGAGCAAGCAACATTCGACGGATCTGATTGGACTCACCCAGCAGAACCTGCATCAACGGGTTGGGTGTTTTGTCAGGACTTGTCTGACAACCATGCTGATTATAGCGCTGACAGTATGCAAAAACTCTTTAGAATTGAAGCACTGGATTCAGGCGAAGATTTACAAAGGAATTACAAGATCTCAATTCGAGATATCACTGCGGCAAGTAAAGATGGTATTAAAACTTACGGACACTTTACGGTTGAAGTTCGTCGTGCAGACGACACAGACGCTTCTCCAGTAATTGTTGAAAGGTTTTCAAATTGTAACTTGAACCCAAACTCTTCTGATTATATTGCAAGAAAGATTGGCGATATGTATCAGGAGTGGGATGGCGTAGAAAGAAGATATAAGATGTATGGTGAGTATGCAAACATGTCAAGTCTTATCAGAGTGGTGATGGACGCTGAAGTTGATGCAGGTGCAGCAGACCCACAATGTTTGCCTTGGGGTTACTATGGACCTCTCGTCCCGCATAGACTTGGTAGTGCTGATAACGCAAACATTACCGCACCAAAGGTCGGTCAGGTTGCTTGGGCACTTCAGGATGAACTTGCAGGCGGAACCGGTTTGGAAAAGCATATTTTTTATCCAAAGTTACCGACCCGAACAAACTCAAACGATCAAGGCACAACAATCCCGGAAGCGTATTGGGGTGTTAGAACTTCAAGAAATAGCAGTACTAATCGCCACGCGCCTGACTACCAGGATTACTTGTTGCCACTCCCGAGTGTGCTCAAGTCTGCCCATGGTTCAATTTCTACAGTAAGTTTGGACAACTCTTTTGTCTTCACACTTGATGATATCAAGTACGATACAACAAACAACGTCTATTCTTACGCTGCTGGAAACCGTGTTGCTGGTAATTCGATCACCGCAGCGGGCATTGGACCAGACTTATCGACCAAGGATGGTACTTACAGAAGTTTATTGGTACACCCTTCAGGTTCTACCGCAAGGTTTACTATGCCGCTAAACAATGGTTCAGATGGTGTTGACATTAAAGAGATGGACCCATTTAACAACAGAGTTTTGGCTTCCGGAGATGCAAGGACTAACTATGCAAGAGCATCAATCGACCGGGCAATTGACTCAGTGAGAGATCCTGAAGTTATCGAAATGAATTTGATGTCCATCCCTGGGGTCGATGTTGACGGAATTACCCAAAAGGTGGTTGAGACATGTGAAGCAAGAGCGGATGCCCTTGCTGTGATTGATGTCAAGGACACTTACTGTCCACCTGCACAATTAACAAAGGCACGTCATGGTTTGAGAGTTTCTTCTGGTGCTGAAACTGTCGCCCGCGCTTTTGAGTTGAGAGGTTTGAACTCCAGTTACGGTTGTGCATACTTCCCATGGATCAAGATTTATGACGAAATTAGCGATAGGCAGGTTTGGTGCCCGCCTTCTGTTGCCGCACTTGGTGTTATGGCAAACACAGAAGAGCGCGCCGCACTTTGGTTTGCCCCTGCAGGTTTTAATCGAGGTGGATTGACAGAAGGTTCCGCAGGTATTCCAGTTATTGGAGTTTCTGAGAAACTTACAAGCAAAGAGCGCGATGCTTTGTACGACGCAAACATCAACCCCATTGCTTCTTTCCCTGCTGAAGGTATTGTGGTCTTCGGACAAAAGACACTTCAGGTGACCGCTTCGGCACTTGATCGTATCAACGTAAGAAGACTTCTTATTTACGTCAAGAAAGAAATTTCTAGGATTGCTTCAGGATTGCTTTTTGATCCTAATGTATCTACAACCTGGGATAGGTTCACTGCTCAAGTGACTCCATTCTTGGAAAGTGTTAAAGTTGGTTTTGGTTTGTCAGACTTTAAGGTGGTGTTGGACGAAACGACGACTACTCCCGACCTAGTTGACAGGAATATCATCTATGCGAAGATCTTTCTGAAACCAGCGAAGGCAGTCGAATTCATTGCTGTTGACTTTATTGTCACAAATACGGGCGCAGCATTCGAAGATTAATTTAAAAAAACACTACTTATATTATAAGATGTATTTTATAGGAGATTTTGCACATGGCAACACAACAAGGTAGCGGGTTCTGGGCAGATGCTTACACTGAACCAAAGAGAAAATATCGGTTCCTTCTCAGTTTTAGAGGCGTAGATCAGTGGATCGTGAAGAATGTTAACAAACCTTCTTTTGACGTTTCGGAATCTGAACATGACTTTTTAAATTATAAGTTCTACTTTCCAGGTCGAGTTACTTGGAATGAGATTCAGGTCACCTTGGTAGACCCCGTGCAACCAGACGCATCTAAGACCTTACAGAAGTTACTTGAAGATAGTGGTTATGTGCAACCCAGCGATGTCAATGTAGAGTCTGGCAACCCAATCACCATTTCTAAAGAAAAGGCAATCGCTGCCCTGGGTAACAAAATTTACATCAAGCAAGTAGATCCAGACGGGAAAGGACCGATTGAACAGTGGGAACTAAATAACCCTTGGATCAAGCAGGTAACTTTTGGAGATCTAGATTATTCCGCAGACGATCTCGTAGAGATTCAATTAACTATTCGGTACGATTGGGCAAGATGTCTCAATGTAGGACCAGGAAAGATTGCTGATGGTGCTCGCGGACCATTGCCTAGAAGAAGAACATAAAGAGAGGATTAAATGGCGAGAAACAATAAGAACAGGACACTGGATGCCAGTGCTCCTGAAACCCCAGTCGATAACGACAATACCATAAACCAGGTACCACAAGAAACTAATACAACATTTTCTTTTCCACTTCCGACGGAGATCGTTGATCTTCCGTCGAAAGGTGCCTTTTACAAATCAAACTCTTCCTTATACGGGAAGACAGAGATTGAAATCAAATACATGACAGCAAAAGAGGAAGACATTCTTACTTCCGTTAGTTTGGCAAAGAAAGGATTAACAATAGAAAGATTATTGCAGTCTATTATAATTGACAAGTCTATCAAGGTCACTGATCTTTTGGTGGGAGATAGAAACGCACTATTGATGGCAGCACGTATTACCGGGTATGGTTCTGATTACGAGGCAGGCATAAAATGCAATGACTGCGGGCATCAATTCACTGAAGAGATCGACCTACAATCGATAGGTCACAGGACTTTGAACGACAGTTCTAGTCTTTCGATTCGCAATGGCATCGGATATGTAACTTTGCCAGTGGCGAATATTGAAGTTGGGATTAAACCAATTACTGTGGCAGATGAAAAGAGGATCGATCAAGTTACTGCAAAAAGGAAAAGGCACAAACTAGAGGACACTGCTCTTACCGACATGTTAAGAGCGATAATGGTTTCTGCTGCAGGTGTGGAGGATCCAGGAGAAATTTCAAATCTGATTGAAGTTCTGCCAGCAAGGGACTCTAGAGTCATAAGGAGAGAGTACAAGAACATCGCTCCAGACTTAGATCTTACCGTCAATGTTGAGTGCCCCGAGTGCGGCAAAGAGGAGGTAAGGGAAGTCCCGATTGATGCCGGGTTTTTTTGGCCTGACGAATGAGTACATGCACAACGTGTATGAGCAATTCTTTTATTTGAAACAACATGGACGCTGGGGTTTTTGGGAAGCATATAACTTACCAGTTAAGATGAGAACATGGTTCGCACAGAGACTATCAAAGTTTCATGAAGAGCAAAATAAGGAAATGGAGCGCCAGCAGCGCAAGTCGAATAGATAACCGGCAAATGCCGGTTATTCTTTTTGCACAATGACTATTTAGATAAAGAGGGTGTTTTCATGAAAGATCAAGAGATATTTATAGACCTAACCGATTCGTCCCTTAATGAGTGGTATTCACTATCATCATTGGGTGGGAAGATCAAGTACACACTTTGGGCAATGTTTGGGAGTGACTCGCCGCTTGCTTCATCTTCGGTTAAGATTAAAGGCACCAAAGAGCAACTTGCCGCCTTTGCCGCAGCAATCGCCGCAGAAGGTCAGTTCATGAAAGCAATCCAAAAGCATGGTCTGAACAACCCCATAGTGCAGAACAGTAAATCAAGTCTTGCACGAGCAATTTCTGATTTTGAAAGAGATACGGGGATCGTTTGGCCATTCAAATAGGGAAGACTTACTAAATGGCAGATTTAAAAGTAATCATAGCGAAACTAGCACAGCAGATGCAGGCAGCAGCGGACCAAATTGATGGATCCGCAACTCCGTCCCCCTCTCAGAGTACCGGTGACACAGGTAGCGGAGCAAAAAATGCTATTGAAAGATTGGAACGCCAGGTCGAGATTGCAAAAAAATTAGGAGATGAAAAAGAAAAGATAAAGCAGATAGAGATGCAAATTGCTCGTATCCGCGCCGAAGCGGCCGCCGAATCGGGCGACGATGCCGAGGTCGAAAGGTACAAAGAACTACGCAGAACAATGGAAGAAACTCAGAGTTTTGCAGAATCCCTCCAGGGTTCTTTCGGCGGTCTTAAGGACGCTCTTGAGGGACCATTTCAGCAGATCACTGGTTTCAATAAGTCTGTCTATGGACTTGCTAGGAATATACAGAAAGGTATGTTTGGTGGCATCAAGAAAGGGGCAAAGGGCGCGATAGCTGGATTTAAGATGATGAAGGGCGGTCTAGGCGGGTTATCAAAGGCATTCACTGCTGCCGGCGCTGCAGGACGCTCCGCTCTCGCTGCTGCTACTGCTGGACTTTCTATACTGTTAGAAATGGTTATCAAGGTCGCGACAGTACTGGCGACTATAACTGGTGGCGTAGTTTTAGATCTTTTGGGTTTTGCCGATAACATGGGTGCTGCATTTGCTAGACTTACAGGCACAACAGATAGGTTCAATAATTCTCTTGCTGCCGTCGGTGACGAAGCATTTCGATTAGGTATTAGTGCAGAAAGGTCTGCTAAGACCATGGCAGATCTGACTCAAAAGTTTTCAGGGTTTAATAATCTTTCCGAAAAAGCAGCAAGCAGTATGGCGACTCAAGTCTTGTTCATGGAAGAGTTAGGCGTCGCTTCCAGTACCCAAATCGCGGTACTAGATTCTCTTAACAGAGTTATGGGCATGACGGCACAACAATCTATGGAATTCAGTAAAGATTTGTTTGACATGGCATCCGCAGCACGTATGGCACCAGAAGAGATGATGGCGTCCTTCAGAGACGCCTTGCCCCAACTAAGTGTGTATGGTAGCAAGATGAAAGGCGAATTTCAAAAACTTACTGCACAGTCTAAATCAACGGGTATGTCTGTGAAAGAACTGCTTAGTGTGGTGGGCAAGTTTGATACTTTTGATGGTGCAGCTAACGCAGCACAAGGATTAAACGCGTATCTTGGAGGTCCGTACCTAAACACAATCGAGTTGCTAACCGCGACTGAGTCAGAGCGTGTTGACCTGTTAAGAGACTCTTTTGCACGTTCAGGTAAAGAATTTAAAGATCTAGACAGGTTCGCCCAAAAGGGTATCGCAAAGCAACTTGGCATGTCAGTGGATCAAGCAAGAAGGACATTCAGTATGTCAACGAAAGAGGTTGAGAAGTATAATAAGGCGCTCAAGTTGGCAGAGCAGGCAAATACAAATTTGAAAGAACGAGTGAGGGAAACCCAACCCTTCATGGATACATTAAAAACTGCTTTTTTGGATGTGGGTATGAGTATGTTGGGTGCGATTTCTGGCAGTGATGCTGTCGGTGGCGGTATGAAAAGTATGCAGGAGGTCATGAAAGTAGTGTATAAGGATGTCATCCCTCCTTTGATTAAAGGGTTCTTTATGATAACAAAGATGGTGCTTTTTATGACGAGGATGTTCGCTGGGTTCATGACGTTTGTAATGAAGGGTGCTGCTGCCCTTGGACTTACGGACAAAGCAAATGTTACACTGATGCAACAGTTTAGTACAGGACTTGAAAAGGCAGGTCGCGGACTTTCTAAGATGGAACCTAAAATGTTGGCAAGGATGCAAAGAATTGGAGAGGACCGAGCACAACAGGGGTCCAAGCAAAATGACTTTATATATTCAGGCGGGAAGGTTCATCCTGTTGATTCTAGGGACCAGTTTATGGGTGCGAAACCAACCGGATTCTTTGACACATCTCAAAAGCAGATGAGCAGAAAACTAGATGCACTAACCGACGCAATAAATAGATTGGCATCAAAGTCCTCCGGAGATGTTCGCATCGAAATGGACGGCCGTGAGGTTGCTCGAATGGTGGATAAAAGGATGCAGGATAATTACTCCTTTAACCTACCTAGTAGTGGGAGGGTAAGGTAAATGTCAGATACTCATGCAGATTTAACAGCAAATGGATCAATTGGAGACCAGGCACTTGTTTCTGGTCGTGATATGTATATTGATTTTTATCATATTGCAACAGGGTTCTGTGTGAAGTTCAAGGCATTCATTACCAGCATTCAGGATCAATTTACTTCGAACTGGAACTCGCAAGATGTTTATGGTAGAATGGACCCCTTGATGACTTTTCAGAACACACAACGTGTTGTGAACCTAGGGTTTTCAGTCCCTGCCGTAAATCTTGAAGAGGCAAAGCGCAACATGCACGCTCTAGAGCACTTGATCATGCAACTCTATCCAACATATCAAGGTGAAGTTATAGCAGGTTCTCCGCTTATGAAAATAAAGTTTGCTAATCTCATTAAGAGTGCTACAAAAAAACATAACAGTCCTGACGCAAAAGATTCCGGACTTGTTGCAGCAGTGCAGGGGTTGACGTTTGCACCAGACATGGAGTCTGGATTCTTTATACCATCAGCAGGACAGGTTATTCCAAAATCATTTCTGATTGATTTAAGTTTTACCGTCTTGCACGATCACCCCCTTGGGTTCAAAAAGAAGGGACTTTGGAGAAATAATTCACAATCGTTCCCTTATGTTACAGCACCAGGAAAGGCAACAGGTAATTTGAGTAGATGCACAAAGGGGTCTAAGATTGGCGTGGGCGAGTTCAATATTTCTAACACTGGGGTGCCTGAAAAAGTGAAGGCATTCAAAATTAAGCAATTAACAGGATTGAAGTAGGCATGACAAGAAGAACAGATGATCGCCTTATAGTAAACAATAGGCACAACCTATACAAAAGGAAACTTAAAGACCGTGGGTTGAAAAGTTTCCGACACTTCTTGAGTCCAAGATTCCGCAATGTGACAGAAGAAGATTTGCAAGACATTGAGACCGTTGAAACCCTTTGGCATCCCGGAGATAGACTTTACAAACTATCACACAGATATTATGGCGACCCTACATATTGGTGGATTATTGCATGGTTTAATGAGAAACCAACCGACGCTCATTTTGAACCAGGGGATCCAGTGGTTGTACCTCTTCCACTGGATCATATGATTGGATTATTTTCAGAGGGTAGTTAAGAATGTCAATCGATAATAGCAATCTTGGAAAAGAAGATCAGCAGAGAGAACACGCAGGAACAATAGCGGCAAGGATAGAAGGCACCCAAGCGCTTTTGGATTCTAGATTGGACGTGGTTGCAGAACTTCTGAACGACTTAGTTAGCACGATGCTGTCGTTTAATCAAAGGGAAGCAAACGCATATACAATAGATAAGGACGCATTAAGAACCAATTTCTTTTCGGGCAACTTCACAAAGATGACTTTCGAAGAGGTCTGTCCCAGGTACGTTGGTGAACATGCAATGGACGTTAGTTACGGCGGTATCGGACAGGATACAAATATTCTATCTGCTTATCATAGAACCAAAGTTGATTCGAAACAGGCCATCTTCGATGGCGCTTATTTCCCAGGTCAGATTTTTGGTCCAGCGAAGGGCGCGAAGGCGTCCAGTTTACTCGATTTCCTAAACGCGAGTAATCAACCTATTCTGCAAAAAACCGGTCGTCCGGTTGTCGACCCCAACATTGAAGAAACGATGAATGCAATGGCCAGGGAAGTCTTGGAAGTTGCTGTAAAAGAGACAAGTAGGTCTCTAAAGCAATTGCCTGGTGTACAAGACGAAGATGCCGAAACTACGATGGCAAAATTTTTAAAAAAGG